GGCATGTTTATTGCCTGGGTAGTTTTAGACGGAAGTGCAAAAACCATAGTCGGATATGCAATTGTTGGAACTTTAATTGCATGGGCAGTTACGTATCCACTGCGTAATCGAGAAGATTAAGGGATTATTTGTTCTTGAGGTTGGGCACTTTGTAAGGAGATGTATGGATAAGAAAGCACTAGAAGCCGCAGCAGGTACGTACCTACGTGCAGCAGCAGCAGCGGTTGCCGCTTTATATATGAGCGGTATTACAGACCCAAAGACTTTAGCAAATGCTTTTATTGCAGGTCTTCTCGGCCCACTAGCCAAAGCATTTAATCCAAAGGATCCGTCCTATGGATTTGGCGCTAAGAAGTAACTTCAAGAAAGGTAAATAAATCGGATGACCAATAATATGATAATCACTATCTTTGCAACGTTAGGAGTGATAACCGCAGCCCTTCTAGGAGTTCGGCAATTACTACAACCGTACAAAGAGAAATTTGAAAATTTCATAAATTGGTTTGAAGATTTTAAACGAGATTGGTCTGGAGAAGAGGAGTCTCCAGGCCGAGATCGTGTTCCAGGAGTTATGGAGAGATTAAATCGCCTAGATGGAGAACTTTCCAGTAATGGCGGAAAGTCAACAAAAGATGTAGTAAATAAACTCTACGACAACCAGGGAGTCCTAATGGAGGCCTTCGTTGAAATGGGAGAGCGCCTAATTAGCATTGAAGAACATCTAGCAGTTAGCAAGTCTAAAGAACCTGTTTAAGAGATGATATACCTATGAGTATGCAGACCCCGAACGATCCAAACCCATTTGCTATAGCAGGTAGGTTTTTGGCTAGCAAGTACAAGGAAGGGGCACGTTCTCAACGTGACTCTGATCAAATGAATTTAACTCAAACAACTCTAGCAATGCATGCGGCTCAACATGAAGCAACAACTAGAAGCACCGCTCAACAAGCACGTCTTGCTGAAAGGTCTGCAAAAGCAGGACACGGAAGAACAATGCACTTTGCAGAGAGTGTGCATGGCTTTGCACAACCAGGAACACAAGTATCTGTAAAGTATGGAGATGCGTCTGCAAGTTACACCTCTAAAATGCCAACTCCTACTGCTGTTTCAAAACCAGGAAGAGTTCCTGTTAAGAAAGTAAGAGGCGGAAAGAAAGTTCCGTAATGGCTGGTGCAATAGACAGAGGCCATCAGTCCTATAATGATTTTAACTCTGGTGCTGAATCAAAACAAGCGCCGCTATCTGCAATTGATAAAAAGATTTTAAACTTTGCTATGAAAGTTTCAAGGAATCCAGCAATAAAGACTCATGGTCAGATACTACGTAATTTTGGTATGTACCCACCTGAGTTCTGGACTCGTGCTCAAAACCTGTCAGATCACCCAGAGGTTGACCCACAATCTAAAGAACAACTGTCTAGGATATTTTCTGAACCATCACGTCCAGGACCAATGACTGGTGGGGCACCAATAAATACAAACAGCAAACAGTTTTCTCATGGAGTGGAGTGGTAATGAAATGTGTCAATTGTGACAGACGGGCAATGTTTGAGTATAAGATCTCAAAATTAGAATCTATTTTGTATTGTGGTAAGTGTTTGCCTTCCTTTTTAAATGAGCGTAAAAAAGCAGGATTGTTAACTATTACTGAAGAGTACAAGGAAGATCAGACATCAGCACTTGCGGCTTTAAAACCTGCAACTACTGAACCTGTTGAAGCACCAAAGAAGAAGGCTGCACCTAAAAAGTCGGCAAAGTAAATGAAGTTAATTCGCAAGTTTGCGGTGCAGGGCCATGCTATCCCAAAATCTTCTCATACTCCTAGAGGTCCGTTTCCTCCAGAAGTTTTAGCAGGACCACAAATGGAGCAGGACCTTGAACATGCTGATTCTTTACATGTGGCATTAGATGATGTTAGGTTTTTTAAATGTAAAGATTGTGAACGTATTTTAGAAGAGTTAGAGTTAGAAGAGCATCAATGTGATGAGTGGGATGATTAAACCCTGACATTTTACCTATCTTCTTGGATACTTACTTTTAAGGGTCCCCTAAGCGCATGGGGAAAATAAACCTCTCTAGAGAAAGAAGAAAACATGGCAGTAAATAACAACGGTAATCTTTTAGATACCGCTGGTGAAGTCGCAATTGATTTTGTATGGGGAAATCTTCCTATGCAACCAAACGACGTTCGTCCAAATGCCGTAAGTGCAGTTGGCACACCAGGTCGTCTTGATCCATTATTAGATAATCACATCACCGCTCTATCTGGATGGGGTGGATATCCTTTATTTGTCGCAAACAGTGCAGGAGAAGATGTCGCAGGTCCAACCGATTACGTACTTGTACCAAGCGTAGTTGGTTTAACAACAGCAGAAGCAACTGACGCAATGAAAGATGCAAGTCTTGTTCCAACAACTGCAACAGCAGCAACAAATGCTGCAAAGACAGTAACTGCTCTACAACGTGATGCAGGTACAACCGTTCTTCAAGTTGCTGTAGCAAGTCACGGCTATTCTATTGGTCAAAAAGTAACACTTGCAGGACTTGGTGCTGATTTCAATGGAACCTATTCAGTTACTACTGTTGCAAGTGCAAACCAAATTAACGTAACAACAACTGCAACTACTTCATATAACGCATCTGCTCTTTCTGGAACCGTTGCTGGAGTTGCAGGAACTATAAAGACTCAATCAGTTGCAGCAGGAGCAAACAACATCTCTGTAGGTGCAGCAGTAACAATTACACCATTCGCAGCAGCATCTTAATCGGAGTCTAAATAGACAAATGGCACGTATTGCAGGTGGAGGAGCGGCTCGTCGTAATAAACGGGCTGCTCTTCCTTCTGCTCAAGAATTATTAGGAGCGTTTTACGGTTTAGGCTCTAAACAAACCGCAGGAATTTCTAAAATAACAGGATCAGGCGCCAGTATGTTTGCTGGTCTACCGACAGCAAGTTCTGTTGGTGAATTTAGTGAGTTTATATCTTTAACTAAAGCAAATGACACAATGCGTTATTACACTGGCACAAAAAAAGTTGCAAACTTAGCGGGAGAAGCATTAGCCCCAAATCTTGATAGTGATGTTTATTATGTAGACAAAGATGGAAACTTTGTTGATAGGTCTGTTTATCGCCAGTCTTACGATGTTGATGAGGACACAGGTGAGTTGATTGTCCCTGGTGAAAGAGGACCTCAATTTGGAGAGTCCGACGCCCCTGCTCCCATAACAGTTGTTCCAACTAGTACCTCTGATCCAGCACGGCCACGTACCGTCGCCGCAGGCTACGACAATACCCGTGAGGTTATTACAGTTGTGTTTAGAGATGGAACCTTCTACAATTACTATGAATGTTCGGCAGGAGATTGGCAAAAGTTTAAGTCTGTAGTTTCTAAGGGCCAGTACATCTATACGTTTCTAGATTACAAACCTCGTGGCGCTGCGGATGTCTCTAGTTTATCTGCAAATGCTAGAAAAACTTTCTACAGGTTTACTCGTGCTGCTCAATTAAACTATGGAGGACGTCCGCCTAAGAAAAGGAAGTAATGCCCAAGGTACACAAAGTTGGACCAAAACACTTCGTACAATTAACAAATTTTCCTTTTAAATGGGGTTTTAAGTTCTTTGTTCGTGGCTGGACTCAAGAGATTGAGTACCCATTTCGCACATCTACTCCCTTTATAGTACGCTTGCCACGATATAAAGCATTAGTGTTTGGAAAGTGGACTGGTACAAGAAATGAAGAAGAAGCATTAACCATGGCACTAGGAAAGCGGGAAGTAACCTACGATGATTTTACGGAAGAAGCAGGATGGACACCAGCCCCAGACTCGGATCGAGAAGCGGGTGGCAATAATCCCTACTCCAGATTTGATCTCATGGATGGAGCAGTCGATGTATACGATTGGAAAACACATTACAATCTGGCAAAGACAACAGAGTGAAGCAGATCTTGATGAAATATTAATGGGAGCAGAAGCCTTCCATGCAATTGCTAAAGAGTTAAAGCGTAGATCTAAGTCTGTGCTATGATTAACTGTCTTACTCTCTTACAGGTCAGGCGTTAACCCATCCTTGGTGATGGGTTTCGCTGTTTAATAAGGACATAATGGAATCTAAATACGACAAAGATAAGTTTGAAGAGATCAGTCCTGAGTTTTATCAGGCTGAAGAAAAACCTGTAGAAGACCCTGTAGAAGATTTACTTGATGAGTTATCGCAAAAATTTGTAGATACATTAATAGATAAGATGATGGACTTTTTAAAGGTTCTTGTCGGGCATGATTTACATGCTTATCAGAAACCTCTAGCCCGTCGTATTATGGAATCAGTAATTATCAACGACGGTGAAGAAGTAACTGCTCTTGCTTCACGTCAGTCTGGTAAGTCTGAAACCGTTGCTGACACTGTAGCCACACTGATGATTCTCTTACCTCGTCTTGCTAAGTTATACCCTGATTTACTAGGTAAGTTTAAAGATGGAGTTTGGGTTGGGTTATTTGCACCAACTGAATCTCAAGCCGAAACATTGTTTGGTCGTGCTGTAACTCGTTTAACCTCTGAAAGAGCCGTAGATATTATGGGCGATGTTGAGATTGACGATTCTGCAGTTCGTGTTGGCGGTGTAACTAGACAACTGAAATTAAAGAAATCAGGTTCAACAATAACCATGATGACTGCAAACCCACGAGCAAAGATTGAGTCTAAGTC